ATCACGACACGATGCGACTGCAAAAATGCGACCGACACGATGCGACTGCAAAAAAAACCGCATATGTGGTGCACTTTTTAAAAAAAAAGGAGTGAAAACATTAGGTTATTAACAATAAAATCACTAATTTAGTTAAAAATTATAAAATATGGCAACAAAAGATTATTTACACTCAGAATTGCTGAGCGACAAAAGAAACGACAGGGTTTTTCAAAAAACCTATGCAACCATTGATAAATTTGCAAAGCAAATTACAAAAATGGAACAAGCGGCTTTTGATATCACAGACAAAGCAACAATATCAAGAATGGAAGAGGTTAATGCAGTTTTATTTTCAGATGAAATAATAGAATTGGTAAACTTTGCAATACATAACTTTAATAAACGTAAAAATATATAAAATGGGAAGATATTATAATGGCGACATAGATGGTAAATTCATGTTCGCAGTGCAATCAAGTAGCGCAGGAGAAAGATTTGAAGCTTTTGATATAGAGCCTCAATACGTAGAATATTGCGTAAAAAGAGAAAGTTACGGACATATTGAAAAAACCCTCAATGAAATTGAAAAAAGTGGAGCAGTTAAAAGGGTTAAAAATATGTTTGATAATGAGACTGGATGGAATGATGAAATACAAAAAAAATATAATGTATCTGACAGTGATATGAGTGAATACGCTGACTGGATTTTAGGAAGTAAAATGTTATCATTCTTCGACGAAAACAAGGAAGAAGACCAACTTTATTATAACGCAGAATTTTAAAATATGAAAAAAACAAAAAACTTAGTAATACTAATCGTGGTAATGTTATGCACATCTTGTGCAACTTTAATAAAAACCCCTACAACGAGATTTTATTATCCAACATACAAGCAATGGAGGTCGCTTAATAAACAAGAGATGAAGATTGTAAACGATTTTACATTTAAAAATAACTATATCGCACCCGAATATAGACACTTGAAAACAATTAAATTTAATAAAAATGGCAGAAACAAACTTAAAAAAATCTACCTTAATAGATAAAGTAGATGACGGATTTCAATACTTCAACGGCTATAGGCTAGAAGAACTGAAGACAGATGATGTATATTACATTGAAGCATTTATGAAGTACATAGAGTTACTTGAAAGTAAGCTAACAAAAGCACTTAAGAAAACAAATTGGACTGATGTTCCACTAAAATAGAAAACTATGTACGAAACAATGTATAAAGTACACTTGTACTATGGTGGCGAAATGCCAAACAGAACAATTACAACTCTATGCGAGAAGTCAGCACAGAACTATGTTAATAGTGCAGAGCATGGTGAAATAGAAACTATAAAATTGAGAAAGCATGGGGATTAACGAAGTACTGACTTTGGAAAACAAAGCGCTAAGAAAAGAGCTAATTGAGCTTATTCAACTTACAAAAGAAAGTAGTAGGTTTATTCATCAAGTATGGGAGGCAGAAAATAATTATGGGGAAAAAGATGATGCTGAATACATAAGACTGCTATGCGACGCACTAGATGAAAAAATATCAAAATTCAAAGAACTAATTTAAAATGGAAAAAGAAACATCATTAAAGAAAAAAAACAACACGATTATCATGGCTTGGAGTGATATACTTAAGCTAAATGACAAAAGAACATTGCACGAAGACAAAGGCGTTTATCATAGAAGGCTTTTTATATCAGTAGATGAAGAAAAAAACTATGAAGCATATGACACGTCGACTGACGTTTATAGACCACTGAATGTTAGTGAATTACATAGGTTGAACTTTAGTGATATAAATGATTTTTGCGACTACTTGTTTATTAAAAACTCTTACAAAAGAATAAACAACAACAGAAAAAGTATGCAAATTGCTATTGCTAAAAACAATCAAAAAAATAAAAATTATCACCACAAAATAGCAGTTCAAGAAATAAAAACACTGCGAAATTTCTTGGATACTAACAAAATAAGCAGTATATTTGTTAATAATTAAATATAATATAGTAATATGAAAACAGACAAGCTAAAAGCTATGTACTTGAAGTACGGGCTTTCAAAGGAAGATGTATTTAAACATCAACACTACATCATTATCACAAGAAGTGGGATTGACCGAATCCAGGCAGTTGAAAAAATCACAATCACTTATGATGTAATCAACTGCGAACCAAACTACTGCGTTGTAAAGGCAAATGCAGATGCAAGTGGTAACACTATTCAAACATTTGGTTCAGCACTAAAAGGAACAAATCATCGAGACGGAAATTGCAATACATGGTACGTCATGGAGATGGCAGAAAAACGTGCAATGTCAAGAGCCGTGCTAAAGTTAACAGGTTTCTACGAACTCGGTGTATTTGGCGAAGATGAAAGCGAAGATTTCAAAAGAAAGGATGCGTCATGGAAGAAGTAAAAAGACAAGAAATACTATCAAAGTTAGCAAGTGACGAACACTACTACGGAGATTTTGGTAGACAATATCTGTCTAACTCAAACATAGGTACGCTTATAAACAACCCTAAGGCTTTTTTAGAGCCATCAGAAGACAACATAAACTTTCTATACGGAAAAGCTTTTCACGAGCTCATTATGTTTGGAGAAACACAACACAATAACTTTGTAGAGGCTTCGACAAGAAACACAAAAATATACAAAGAAGCTGCTTTAGAAGCTGGTGGATTGTTGTTTCTGAAAAAAGAATGGGACGATGTAAACTCATTAGTAGATTCTACGCTTAAAAACTCAGAAGTTAAAAAAGTTTTTAGCAAAGACAACCTAAAATTTGAAGTGCCAAACATTGGTATATTAAATCCTGGAGACACTGATTTAATGTGGAAATGTAAAGCAGATATTGTGTCAGATGAATTTGTGTATGACATAAAAACATCAAGTTCAATTTCTGGATTCAAATACAGTAGTAAATCATATAATTACGATAGTCAAGCCTACATATACTCAATGATGTTTCAAAAACCAATGAAGTTTATTGTCATAGAGAAGGGAACGGGTAACGTAGCGTTTTATGATGTATCACATGAAGCCTACGACAATGGTAGGGAGAAAATGATTAAAGCCGAAAGGAACTACCTAAAATATTTCGTTAATAAGACTGAAAAACTAGAAAACTTTACTATCTATGGCGAAATATAATACAGAAGAAAAGATAGAGAGACTATCTATTAATATTTTTTTAATAATAATTTTAATTTTAATTTTTAATTCGTAAACAAATGTCAACACTTATCAATGCGTCGATAAAAACTTCGGAACTGAAGAAAATCGACAAGAACAAAATCATTCATGGAGAAAAGGATAGCTATATTCCTATAACTATTTCCGTAAATGACGAATCAAGATACGGAAAAAACGTATCAATCACTATCGCTCAAGACCAGGACGAACGTGCTAGTAAAGCACCAAAACATTACTTAGGTAATGGCTCTGTAATTTGGACAGATGGTAAAGTAGTAAAAGGTCAGAAAGAAGACCAAAACAATGGAAGTTCTGAGCCCTTTGAAACTGTGCCTAACAAAGCAGTATCAATGAGCGACATGAATGACCTACCATTTTAATTTAATTAAATCCCGTCCTTCGGGGCGGGTTTAAAAAGTAAACAATGACATTAAATGAAAAATACAGTGTATTAGATACAATATCTGATATAATTACAAAAAAACATAAAAAAGAAAAAGATTTTTTATTTTTAGACACAAGAAGAAGAGATGTATGTGACCTAAGGAAGATATTTTTTTACATGGCTATAGAATTTACAAAAATGTCACTTCAAACTATAGGTAACTACTCTCAACATAGGGGTAGAGAAAAACCACATAACCATGCGTCAATATTATATAGTGCAGCTAGGGTAAAAGATTGGATGTCTGTAGATAAGTCGTATAAAGATGAAATAGAAGAATTAAGAAATGAAATAAAATATTATGTTGATTACGACCAATACATTTATGACCAGGCAAATGTTTACAAAAAAAACATTGCTAAAAAAGCATATGAAGAAGACGATATATGGTTCATAGAAAGGGTAAGTAAGATAACAGATAAATTATATGAAAACAAAAACCTAGCTGATATATTGGCAGATAAAATCAACGAGGTTATAACAATACACAAAAGAAATGAAGGGTTACATCAAGCTACACAGGAGGATACTAGACTGGGAGTGGTATAAAGATTCCAATACAAAAAATATTTTCATACACTTATTATTAAACGCATGTTATGATAACTGCAGGTTTATGGGACAGTCTGTATCTAAAGGCGAATACATAACATCTTTATCTAGAATATCTCGTGACTTAAATATACCTGTAAGGCAAGTAAGAACGTCTATAAAAAGATTAGTTCAAACAGGTGAAATCGACACGCAGACGACAAACAAATATACAAAGGTAACTATCTGTAACTATGAGAGTTATCAAGTTGAAGAGCGAAAAACAAGAACTAAAAAGACAAGCAAACGACAAGCGGATGACACGCCAAAGACAAACATAAATAAGAATATAATAAAAAAAGAAAATAAAAATAATATATTTTATAAACAATGTCTTTCTGATTTGTCTTGGGCTGAGGTTGTGTGTATGCAAAATCAACTTACAAAAAATGCTTTGGATAAACTACTAAGTGTTTTTCACAATCATCTAATCATGACAGATGAGGTAAAGTCTACAATTAGAGACTTTAAATCTCACTTTGTAAATTGGCTTAAATATAACAAAAATGCAAAAATCAAAGACAGTGGGCCGTACAGATGGAAATGGAAAGGTCAAGTAATAAAAAGTGGTTCTGTAGAAGAACTAGAAAAAGACAAAAGTTTTTTCGATAAGCCTGGGTTTGAATTTCAAATAATAACAGATGCAAGATAACGAATACAAGATAAAAGACTACAACATATACAAGCTAGATACAAGAGCAAAAAAATCAACGTGTCCTGTTTGTTCAGAAGGCAGAAAAAAGAAATCACAAAAATGTCTTATGCTTGATTGGGAGCGTGGATTAGGAACTTGTCAGCATTGTGGAGAGGTTTTACAACTTCATACATATGAAAAGGAAACGCAAACTAATTATACATATACAAAGCCTTATGTAAAGAAAACGCAAAAATCTTTACATATAAAAATTATTGATTGGTTTAAAACAAGGGCTATTTCAGACGACACTTTAAGTAAGATGAATATAACACAGGGTGTTGAGTTTATGCCTCAAGTTGGAAAAGAAGTAAACGTAATAATGTTTAATTATTTCGTTAATGGTGTTCTAACAAATATAAAGTATCGTGATGCTCAAAAGAATTTTAAGCTATACAAGGGCGCTCAAAAAACATTTTACAACATAGACAGTATAAAGAATTCTGAAAAGTGTGTTATAGTAGAAGGGGAAATAGATGCAATGTCATTTGTAGAGGCAGGTATTGACTATGTAGTAAGTGTTCCAAATGGTTTCACAGCAAAGGGACAGATAAATTTAGACTACTTAACAGACTTTTATTCCTACTTTGAGGATAAAACTGAGATATACATTTGTGTCGACAACGATGAGGCGGGGGAAAATGGTAAAAAAGAACTAATAAGAAGATTTGGTTCAGACAAGGTGTTTTTATGCGACCTCAAGGATTGTAAAGATGCAAACGAGTACTTAATTAAGTACGGAAAAGATGCATTAAAAACAGTTGTGCTTGATGCAATACCATGTCCAATAGAAAACGTGCTTAGAGTGTCTGATATGACGTCAGACCTGGATGATTTCTACAAAAACGGAGTTAAAAATGGCTATAAAATAGGTCTAGATGGATTTGATGGAATATTTTCCACATACACAAAGCAATTTATCGTGGTCACTGGGTTTCCTAGTAGCGGTAAGTCTGACTTCGTTGACCAAATGACAATAGGGTACAATATGATGTATGGTTGGAAAACTGCATATGCATCTACAGAAAACTACCCACAATACCTGCACGTAGATAAGCTTATAAGAAAGTTATATGGTAGTACACCTAAATATGAGGAGACAAAAGAAAAGAGTTGGATAAATTGCGTCGAACACATAAACAAAAACTTCTTTTTTATTGACTATGAAGATGGATTTGACCTTGATAAAGTTCTAAGTAAAGGCGAAGAGTTAGTAAAAAGAATGGGTATAAGATGCTTAGTTATTGACCCCTACAATAAGATAAGGGATAAAAACAACTTAAACGCAAGTATAACGGACTATACAAATTCATACCTCAACAAGATAGATAATTTTTGTAAAAAAAACGATGTTGTGTGTGTATTAGTTGCACATCCAACTAAACCTCAAAACGATAAGGGAAAGCTTATTGAGCCAACATTTTACGACGTTAAAGGCGGTGGCGAGTTTTATGATATGAGTCCTCATGGAATATTGGTTCATCGTGATTATGAAAATGCGACCGTAAAAATAAAGGTTTTAAAGGTAAAGTTTGCAAACCTAGGAGAAAATCAAGCGCATGTAGATTATTGTTGGAACGTAAACAACGGAAGGTATTCTGAGTTAAAAGATGGTAGCCCAGTTTGGGATAACACAAATTGGATATCTAAAAAAAATAACCCATACGAAATAACTAAAAGTTTAGATTTAGAGTTTGAAAAAATAAATATATAAAAATGAAGACAATTTTATTATCAATTATGGTTACGGCAACAATATATCATGCCGACCCAAAGCAATGTAACGCTGATTACTTAACTACAGCATCGCTGAAAAAAATAGATTCACAATCACCAGGCTCGCACAGATGGATAGCTGTTTCTAGAGATTTAGAGCCTCTTGGCTTTGTTTTCGGGGCAAAAGTTCGTGTAGAGGGTGCGGGAGAAATGAATGGCGTATGGACAGTAGAGGACAGGATGAATAAGCGATGGAAACACCGCATAGACTTCTTGGTAGATTACGATATAAAAGGAGGAAAATGGGAAAACGTAAAAATATCTTTAGTAGATGAGCTTGATTAGAAACAGTAAGGAAGTTGTAAGAGCAATAGATTTTACGGGAGTACAAAACGGAGTAATTCATCCATCTGATATTGACGCTGTTTTAGAGTTTGACAATGATATATTAATACTTATAGAGGTTAAAAAAATAGGTAATAAAATACCAATAGGTCAAAAACTACTCTTAGAAAGAATATGTTCATCGTGGAATACAAGCCGAAGTGTAGTTCTTAAGGTGGAATATAAAGATATATACGACTCAAGTGAAAATATACCATTAGAAGCTTGTTATGTGACCGAATACTACAATAAATTTAAGTGGACTGTTACAAAAAAACCATATCAATTAAGGTTATTTTTAAATTATTTAGGAAAAAGATGGGAAAACAAAAAGTGTCATTTTTAGAAAACATAAATGAAATACTAAGTGTATGCCACAAGAATGGAATTAAGGTTTACCCAGTGGTCTGTGATAAAAACAGCTTTTTTATTGAGGTGGATTATAGCGGAAGAAAAAAAAGGGGTTCAACAACATACAATTGGAAGACACAGCAAAAAGAAATGCAAAACAAAATAATAGAATTATATGAAGAACTTGCAAAAAAAATACAAAGTAGGAAATAAGACATTTGTTTATGATAAAAAATCATTATCAGAATCATTCAAGCTATACAACTCTTACACAGACTTAGAGTTTTTAGAAAACATAGTGGATATACTGCACTACGCAGTATATGTGTGTTGGATTAAAGAAATTTCTAGTGATGAATGCTTGGGTGATGATGGAATTGTACATGAACTTGTACATCTTCTTCAAAAAAACACAATAGGTCATAGCAATTTACAACAAATTAGGAAAAAATTTAACGAAACTTTGACATTTTAAATTTTTTTCACTACATTTACTAAAAATAATGTTTAGGAAATGTTTGACTCCATAGTAGAATCGGTAAAAAATAAGTACACAGATAGAAGTATTAAGGGTATTGAAAAGTACAACACTACTCTTGCTGATAACATGAAGGACCACTTCTTGAAACATCTTCAAGAAGAACTCATGGATGCTACTTTGTACATTGAGAAAGAGCTTACTATACAGGACAGAAAGCTAAACATGGTTTTTGAGTTTAATAAAACTTATGAAATCCCAACAAGGAAAACACCTTCTAAAATTGATGAAGACGAGTATATATTAAACTACAAGTTAATGCTTGAGGAGCTTAACGAATACTTGGTTGCGTGTCAAGACGGAGATATGGTAGAGATAGCTGATGCTGTTGTAGATATGATGTATATATTATACGGAATCATATTAAGACACGGTCTATCTGAAGTTATATTTGATATGTTTGAAGAGGTTCATAAATCAAACATGAGTAAGCTAGAAAATGGCAAAGTTTTAAAAAGAACTGACGGAAAAATAATGAAGGGTTCTGAGTATTTTAAGCCAAACCTAAAACAGTTTTTATAATATGGAAGAATTAACAAAGTTTACTGAAAAAGTTTTAGGATATAAAACTTGGAGTCAAAAAAAGAAAATAGATGCGCTTTTGGAGTACGATTGTAATTTATACACTAATCTTGGATTAGAATCCACAAAAACAGAAATAAATGATGTCAAAAAGAAGTCTAGGGTAATTTATAGAGCTATAAAGCAAATAAATAAACCAGAAGGAGATAAGCTTTTGTGGCATATGGATAAAGAATAAATGGAAAACACACATCGTTATAAGTATTTAAACTCAATATTCAATAGAATGCATGATAAATTAAATAATGCATTTGAAGAAATTTACGACGGTGATTTTGAAGACTGCAGAAACACCATAAACTCCTTGATATATGACCTACGACAAACAAAAAAATCAATGGAGCCATGAAAAAAAGAGTTTACTTAACAGACGATGAAGCTAAAGCGCTTGGTATTAAACCAAAGCAACCTCAGCCTGGAAGAAAAAAGTTTAGGGCTTTTTTAAGCGGACCTCAGCAAGAAGAATTAAATAAAGTAAGACATAGTGGTGTTTATGAGTACTGTAAACAAAGAGGAATAGATTTCTCTTCTATAAAAGAATACTGGGACAAAACAAAAGAGTATTCTGTAAAAGTTCGACCAGATATAATATCATACAATGATATATCTAAAAGAATTATAGATGAAATGGATAATCATTCTCCGAACTATCATCCGATAGAAAGGGACTTACTATCTAATCCTCATTTACTTGTGCTAGACCCAGCTGATGTACATATAGGTAAACTTGCCACTAGCTTTGAGACAGGAGAAGAATACAATCAGCAGATAGCGGTAAAAAGAGTAAAGCAAGGGATAAAAGGAATACTGAGTAAAGCTAGTGGATTTAACATAGAAAAGATTTTATTAGTTATTGGAAATGATATACTACATATAGACACACCTAGAAGGACAACCACAAGTGGAACTCCCCAAGATACGGATGGAATGTGGTATGAAAACTTTTTAAACGCTAAAAAATTATACGTAGATGTTATAGAGAGTTTGCTTTCTGTAGCTGACGTTCATGTAACATATAACCCTAGTAATCACGATTATACTAATGGTTTTTTTCTTGCAGATGTTATAAAGTCTTGGTTTAGAAACTGTAAAAATGTTTCTTTTGACACAAGTATATCTCATAGAAAATACTTTAAGTATAATGAAAACCTAATAGGGACAACACATGGAGATGGTGCAAAAGTCCAAGACTTGCCCTTGTTGATGGCTGTAGAGGCTAAAAAAGAATGGTCTGGAACTAAACATAGATACGTATACACGCATCATGTTCATCATAAAAACGCAAAAGATTACGCAGGTGTAACTGTAGAAAGCCTTAGAAGCCCTAGCGGGACAGACTCATGGCATCATAGAAAAGGTTATCAACATAACCCAAAAGCTGTAGAGGGGTTTTTACACCACCCCAAATACGGTCAAGTAGCAAGATTAACACATATATTTTAATTATGGATTGGTATTTACTTTCTTTTACGTTTAGATGGCCTCATGAAGGCATGATTTTAGGGTTCGAATTATTTGACCCGTCTGAAGAGCAGCCATATAGTTCTATGAGGTTTCACTTTTTGTTGGTAACTTTAAACTATGAGTTCGGGACTGGCAATAGTCCTTTTGAATAAATTTAGTTATATTTGCATATACCAAAGATTAGTTTTAATACACCTTACTAACCAATTGTATTCATTCTTTGTTATTTTGTTTTCATATCTAAAACCCTAAGCGACTGCCAAAATAGCTTAGGGTTTTTTTGTTTAAATTTGTTTATGGACCACAGGAAAAAATTGTTTGTAAATAAAGACCTAACAGACGAAGAGTTGTTTTTTGTAAAAGAAGCGTTGGGAAAAATAGATTTAGAAGAGTATTTACAAAACTCCTTTGTTTATGTAAGCGTTTTTCCTGGGGGTGGCTTAGAAATTGTCAGTGTTAAAGACGATTACGTTTATTTAATTTCAAAAGAATTCAGCATAAATAATAAAATGTCCATGGAATACCTAAGACATAAAAATAAAATAGAGCAAAATCTTAATAAAGTTCTTTATTGGAACGGGATAAATAACATTAAAAAATACGTCCCAGTAATATCTAATAATGGAATTAGTATTGAGTATGCAGATATAAACGTGTATTCATCAAGTGTTGTGGAAGCTGTAAAGGCTTTAGATAATATGCTTTTTGATGATTACATGTATTTAGAAGACGTTGATGAAGAGATATAAAAAAGGAAGACAGATAACTAGGTCTAAAAAAACCACTATAGACGGCATACAGTTTCAATCGAAACTAGAATCTCATATGTATTTACTTCTAAAAGCCAATAAAATACCTTTTGGATATGAGTCTACGAAGTTCACAATCATTGACGGATTTTACTCAGAACACTCTTCTTATGAAAAAACACCTACAAAAAAATATCTTCACGACAGGGGTAATAAAAAAATACTACCAATAACGTATACCCCAGATTTTGTTTGCCCAGAAAACCCACCTAGATTTATAATAGAGTGCAAGGGCAATCCAAATGAGCGATTTCCTATGGTCTGGAAGCTATTTAAACGCCATTTAAACGTGAAAGGATGGTCTCCTGACCTATTTGTTCCTAGAAACCAAAAAGACTGCCAAGAAGTTATAAATCTGATAAAAGAAAAATATTACTAATTAGATATAGAGGCCTTTCTGATTTCTTCGATTTTTTCTGTTGCATGCTTTCTAGCTGCGCCATTCATGTTTTTCTGCTCATTTGCCCACCATTCACCTATTTTAAGCTTATCAACACTAATTCCTTGCTCATTTACTCTAAAATCTAAATAAGCTTTAAAGAATTCGTTGTTTATTCCTTTGATAGATGGAGATGACCTGGTGTAATTTTGCTCTATTTGTCGCTCTAATTTATTTAAAAGCTTATTCATGTCTCCTTTTGGTCCAGGAAGCAACAAGTTCATGGTTCTGGCATGGTACATAAACTTAATTGTTTTATCTAGCTTTTCTTGTAATGCGGGTGTATCTGCTGCTATGTACTCGATTATCTCTCCACTACCAACAGAAGACTTTCCTTTTCTAAACACGCCTTCATTGTAAAGTATTCTTGCCTTTCTCCACTTGTCATACTGCTCAAAAGCAACACCATACATGCCTAGGTTTTCTTTTACAAGCAAAGCAAGCTCATCACTATCTGTACCCATTCTTTCAAGGTCTGCAGAAATGTACTCTGGGATTATTTCATCTCCATACATTTCATTCATTGCCATGTACGCTAAATCATACAGAGGCTCTGGGGCTGGAATAGGCGATGCGTTTTGAAGCACATCAAAAGCTGTTTGAACAAGAACACTATAGTTTTTTGATACCTCAAACTTATTTTCATACTCCATTGAGTGTTTGTATATTTCTAACAAAGTGATATCAAGTCCACTTGTAGATTCTCTCATGGAGTTCCTAAAGCCCTCTAAAGTCTCTCTTTGAGCTCTTGGCATATCAGATAAAGATTCTGCATAATCAGCGTCTTCTATGCTTAATGCATCAGATATGAGTTTTGTCATTCCGCCTTCATATCTTTTTATATCATCTTCATCTGTACCTAATAAACTAACTATACCACCAATTATTCCCATTGTGGTAATGCTATTCGTTGTTAGTTTTATCCCATTAAAAACAGAAACTTCATTAACAATACCTTGCATTCTTCTCCTAGCCTCTTCTCTTTGAACTTCTGGGAGCGTCTTGTCTATACTTCTGGCATATTGATTTGCAAAGTTTGCTTTTGCGTTTAACATAAATTTACCCCAAGGAAACACAGTTCTTTGAGCAAATTTAGTTTTATCGCTTGCGTTTACAGCATAAAACTCAGCCTCAGAAGTTGGCTCTGTTTGCCTCATTGTTTCTGCTATTCTTCTATCCGCATACTCTATAGCTTCTTTGTTAGGGTTTTCATTTTCTTTTGCCCACCAAGCACCTATATCTTTAGGAATTACCGCCCCTTGGTCTATTCTGTTTTGAAGATAATGAGCCTCAAAAGCAGAATTTGCAGCAGCTCTATCTGCATTAGCTAAAAAGAACTCTAGAGATAATTCTGAGCTTTTAGTGATTGTATCTAAAAACGAATCCACAGTATACTTCATACCTCTCATCTCATCTGAAAAAATACTACTGTCTAGATTAAATTTACTTACATAGTAATCAAGAGGTAGTTTTGTTTTGTCTCCTATAGCAAATTCAGCTTTCAGTGCGTTACGTAGTCCTGTTCTAGATTGCTTATATATGTTCGTGAGGTTACCACCTCCAATAAGATTGTTAGCCCATTGTGCGTATTTTGCAGTTTTTTGACCATTTCCAACACCTGCCATAGAATACAGAAACCTTGCGTTAGCTAATTGTAAGTGGTTTTTTGCTCTCGCATCTGTTAGCATAGGTATTGTTCCAGAAGTTGCACTGTAAAACTGAGATGCTGGTTGATTTAACCTTGCAAGTCCTATTGCAGAAAGAGTAGAGTAAAATGCGGCTCCAGCTTTTTTGTAAGTTGAAAAAACATTATTCATACTACCAAAATCAACATTTACATTTTGACCTTGGCTAATCATGAAATTAAAAACCTCCATTCTTGAGCCAAAATACTTTTTAACCATTTCATACTCCTTTGTGTCCTTGAAAAGCCCTTCAAATTCAGCAGAGTTCACAATCATGTCTATTTGCTCAAAGTCGCTTCTAGAATTCATGTCTATAAAAGAACCTTGCATTTGTTGGTATGCTCTCTCAAAATAGTTTCCAAAAGAAAGTCTAGAGTTTTCAAGAGTATCATCCATTACAATGTCTTGGAATACACCAGCTATAGTTCCGTAGTTTGAACCGCCTCCTTTACTGCTGCCGTCAGACCTTTCATTCCCATCTTCTCCTCTTCTAAAACTAGGAACATAAGTACCATCTACGAAGTAAGTATCCTTTCCATCATAATCTTGCTTCCTTTTTTTAGCTTCTGCATGTGGAAATCTATCAGACAATCTATTTAAGGCGTTTACTATTGGGTCTTTAGCATTTTTAGTTACATCTTCATATGATAAAGCGTTTGTTACGCCAAGTCGATTTAAGGTGTCTTCAAGCTGCCTGTAAAGGACTTCGTTTGTTGAATCTCCCTTATCTTTCTCATACTCCTGCTTTCTTAGCTCAAGTTCTTTTAATAAACTCGCTTTTTGTCTTTGAAACTCCGTATCAAGACCTGTTGCTTGGTCTATTTCTCCAGACCTTCTTCTTAAATGAGCAAGAACTTGCATTTCATAAGAGGTTTCTAAGCTTCTTAAGTCTGTAGATATTTTGTTTTTTGGGTTTGCCTTGTTGTATGCTTTTATTTCATTAATAAACAAACTAGAATCTTGATTAATAAATTCTTGAGATGAGTTTATAGATGTAGCCACACCTCTATTAGCAGAAGAAACCAAGTCTATAAAAGGCTTTCCTTTTGTTGTGTTTCTAAATATAGCCCCCAAAAATATATCCGAAGTCATTAAGTTTTTAGGATTTAATTTCGTCCCTCCCATCATTATTTTTCTTCCTAAATTATTTAGGTATGGGTATAAGTCCTTAACGAAGTCAACTGGCTTCTTATCTTTTAAAAGATTAGCGTTTGGATTGCCTAAAATACTTATTGGGCTGTTGTTATTTAAAACCTTTAAGTCATTTATTTTTTCCTGAGCGTCTAAAATAGTTTCTAGTCTAGCATATTTTGGTCTATTACCGTTTTGAACATCTGTAAGAAATCCTTTAAGTTGCTTTTTCTGTGTTTCATTCAAAGAATTATAAAGACCTTTTGATAAGTTTAGATTCTTTATCCTAGATATAATATTGTTTGTTCTGTCCTTATCCTCTTGCTCTAAGTCGCTAGAATCGTCTTCAACCTGTTCTTTATCTGTTTGCTCTAAGTCTAGTTCGGTTTGAGTGGGTGGCTTTTCTGTAGTAGCTTTTTTCTCTATTTCAGATATGGCAGCATCGATGTCAAAATCAGCTTCTTCTGGTTGTGTTGTTTCTGCGTAGTAATCAGAAACATTATTGAAATACCCAGAAACATCTACATTCTCATCTGGCTCTACCATTCGCTCTAAAACATCTGCTTTATATATCTGTGAAGCTCGTTCAATAACCTTTGAATCTTCACTTGTAAGGCTAAAAGTTTCTTCTGGACCAGCTTCTTCTGAAAGTTCTGTTAGCGCTCGGTCTATAAGTCTTGTTTGTGTGTCTTTTGGTAAGAAATAATAACTAAGTTCGCTTGGATATTTTGCAAGAAGCTTTCTCATTTTAGCTTTCTTTTCATCAATAAGCTTTTGAGTTGCGTTTATTTCTTCTGGCTTCCCACCTTCTTCCATTGTTGCTTGAAGTCCTTCTAAATCTGCAACACCTTGTAAGAAGTTTTGTTTGTCGCTAACACTCATCTGATTAACTAACTCCTCTTTTCTTTTTTGAATATTCAATATTCGATTATCCGCATCTTGTTGCATCTGTAAAGCGGCTTTGAACTTTGGTGTATTTCTAGCCACTCCAGAAGATTCGAGTTCTGAAACAATATAGTCTGATTGAAGCTTGTCATTAACAGCATCCATTTCTCCGTTGAGAGTTATTTTCCTATTTATTGTTTTATCTGCAATTTCATTAACGTTTGGAGTAATTAATTTACCGCCAACCGACATAGCCGAGCTGCTAAACAAAGAGTTTAATCCAGCGTCCATAGCTAATTTTGCTGCTTTTTTAGAGTCATATTCCTCTAATCCAAAAGCAACTTGAGTAAGGTATCCTGTGTATGCTATAAACTGCTCTTCAGGTACTTCGCTAGCAATAACCCTAGAATCTAGACCTGTATATTTTGAAAAAGCAGCTATTAACCCCTTCCTGTTTTGTCTTGCAAAAGCGTCTGATAGTTGTTGTGCGGATTCTTGTGTTTTTGGAATGTTTTTAAATCCGTTTGCAAGTTTTAATTGCTTAAAGTATCTCCCAGTAAAAGCGGCTGTTATAGCTGTTTCTATTCCTGCCTTAGAAAAAGCATATGCTCTAGCCTCGTTGTTAGACATTCCAAGTAAGCCCTTTTCCTTTTCCGTCAATATAGCTCCAGAAACTTGAGCTTGTTTAGCGGCGTCTTTAGCATCCCTAACTTCTTCAATACTGCCTCCGTAAGTGCTTCCAAAAGTAACGCCTAAACCTACAGTAGGGTTAGCGACAAAAGCGCCTATATATGGTACAGAGGCTGTAAACCCCTGCATTCCATATGACAAAAACTCACCCATACCCCTTGAATCTGATATAGAGCCGCTGTATTCAGGAAGTAAAGCCATTGCATCTTCAACATCTTTTTTAGATGGAAGGCTAAGTTTTGTTATAGCCATTGGAGGGCTAAATTTTGAACCTCCTACAACAACTCCAAACTCTCCAAATACTGCATAATCAGCAGCTTCTCTACTCATGCCTAAAGCTTGAAAAGAATCAGAAATTCCTACTCCAAAATTGTTTAATATATCTAATGTATGAGCATATATTCCTTGAGGTATATCTAATAATCCTCTTAAAAAAGAGTTTAATCTTGGATTTCCTTCGTCCAAAAAAGCAGTGTTTCTTTCTTGAGTTGTTTTTAATTTACCAACTAATTCGTTAAAAAGCCCAACATCTACAGTGTCATCTATTGAAACCTTTATATCTCCTCTTTGTATGTATCCTAGAGTTTTTGGGGTTGATATTAAATCATACACGTCTTGAAATGATGCTTGCTTGTCATTTATCATTAAGGACGGAAGTGGCATATCTAACATATCAAGACCGCTATTTACTAGACCGCCTATAATTTCTTCGTCATGCAAATCAACTTGACCCAGAGCAGCGCTTCGTTTTAAAGCTTTCCCTAAAAGTTTAGATGTATTTCTTTTTGATGTTTCATATTTTTTTATTATTTCATCTATCTTTCGGTAAGTCGATTTAACTCTGTTGTTGCTTGCGATTTCTTGTTCAGATAAAGATGTCTGTGGGTTATCTGGTAAAACAAGATTATCTGTTTTTACGCTTGATAGCGTAGACATTCTTACTTCTCTTTGATATTCAGATTCTTGATTAATTATATCATTATACGCAGGCGATATATTACCCTTAAGCTGCTGTAAAGCAGTCATAAATAATTCTGGGTTAAACGTGCCTCCCGTATTGAATAAAGTGGAGTTTTCTTCACCAGTAAGAGCTTTTGAAAGAAAAGCTAAATCTGACTCTTCTGGCTTATTCATTTGTCTTGTAAAAAGACTCATTCCTTCATTGACTCCATACGGATTACTATCAAATTGGTCAGCCATAACCTGGACAAGATTCTGCTTTCCAAGAGCTAAATCCATCACAAACTTATTGTGCTTTAGGTTTAGTGATTGATTGAAGTCATCACTCCTAACCGTCTCATACAAAGCATCTCCCATATCAGACATCAAATTGATTTCCAATATACTTTCGTCTGGTCTTAAAATTTTTAAGGTATTAGAGCCAACTTCAGTCTCCATAGCAGTATATCCAAAACCACCTAAAATATTATTAAAAGCTAATGCAGCATCCCCTTCACCCATAGTAAGTAAATCTCTAGGTAGTTGCTTTATTACTGGAAGTATACTGTTGTTCTCGTTTAGTTGCTCTGTGTAGTATTCTGTAACTCTTGGCTGAGGTATATCCGATAAGCTAGTCGGCTCTTGAGAACCCGATGTTAAAGGAGTAGTTTCCAATATGGATTGAGAAGCCGTATCTTCTGCCGTAGGAACAATTGCATTTTCCTGAAGTGAGTTTTTTAAAGTCTGAACTTGATTTTTTTTTTCAACCTTTACTTGGTCTACCCAAGTAGATGATAGTTTTTTCCAACTATTGTCATCTAAAGCCTTCTGTCCAGTTTTTCCATGAGCCCAGTTAACCCAATATCTAATGTCTGAAGTAGAAGATATTTGTCTAAGCTTACTCTCATTATATTCTTTACCAGCGTTATCGTAAAGAGAAACTAAATAAGAATAAACCTTTTCTTTGTTAACAGGAGGGTCTGGGTCTACTGATACATCAGCACAAGAAGCATCTTGAACATCATTTGTCCCTTCAGCAATAGCTGTGTCTTTATTTAATTCCTCAGGAGCTAATCCTTCAACTTGATTTTCTGTGTTCACAATCATAAT